TACCAGTTCATTGCGCAACTTGACGTAGGTGTCACGCTCCATGCGACGTAGCGCACGCAGCGTCTCGTTGATGCCGTGCGTGTTGATGCCAAACTTCAGTCCTGCGCCATACACGCTTGCGACGTCGGCGTCACGCTTACTTTGCCGACTCTTTGCCATAGTTTGCCAATCGTATCGCTACGTGTGCTTGCGTTGCTGCTGCTTGGCACGCCAGCGCAGGTATTCAACCATTGTGTTGATGGTGCGCTCTGGTTCTAGCAGCAGTTGTGACGGTGCGACGTGGTACTCGTACGCAAGATGTACAGCAAGCCAAGTTGCGCTGTCGTCGCCTAACTTGCCAAAGGGCTATCACCGTCGTCACGCACGGTCACGTTGCTGACGGTTCGTATCCAGTCGGGGTCGAACTTTGCCTTGGTCTTGTTTGCTGTCGTGAGTTGCGACCACGCCAACCACGCCAAGTCGGTGATGCGCAACTCTGCTTCAAAGCGTGCAACGCTGCGGTTCCATGTGCGCTCAAACGCAACGAAGTCGCTGAATACGACGTCCACGTCCTCTGCGTCGCCGCTGTGGTACTCAACCTTCAATGCCAATCGCATTGCTGCCTCCTAGTTGTGGTTGCTGCTACGAAGTTGCCTTTGTAAGCGTTCCGCCCTGAAAGGACAGTTCGGTTGTTGCAAGTTCGCCAACGCCACCGTTGATGGGCGTATGCGCGGCGAGGTATGCGCCAGTGATGGTGTACGACGGGTTCGTTGCGCCGACCGCACCAGACGTCGGCTTGAAGATGAGCGTGGTTGTCGTGCCAACCAGCGGAAACACGGACGCTTCAACTTGGCTTGCAGCAAAGTCTTGCTGGAACGTCACGTCGCAGGTCATGCTGCCCAAACCACCCGCGAACTGACGGAACGTATCACCGAACGCAGTGACCTCCACCGCTTCCTTCTCGTAGTTGATGGTGACGCTGGTGCTGCGTGTGCTGAGCGTGACTGCGTTGATGCTGACGCTGACGTCGGTTAGAACGATTTGTGCCATGGCTGGTTAGTCCTTGTCCTTTGCTGGTTTCGGTTGTGCTTTGACTACTGGTTCAATGAAGCCGCCCTCTACGAGTGCGGCAACATTCAAGCCCTCTAGTTGCTCAGCGCTGATGGTATCACCTGGCTGCCCAAGCGAAGTGTTGTTTGCTGTGATGCGGTAGTGCGACATGTGTGCTCCTATGCGTGGACTTGGCATTGCAATGTAATCTGTAGAAAGTCTGCACTGTCTTGTGTTAGTGCAGTGATTGTTGCACCGCTTGCGAGGACAAGTGTTTGCGCAACCCCGCCCAGCGTGCGGTCGCCCTCCAGTGCTAAACGCACGCTCTTTGCCCCGTCATACGCAAGAAAGTCGTCCAGCAGGGCGTGTGCGGTGCGGTCTGTGTACCTGCCAACAACAACGCTTATCGTCCAATCCATGACCACGTTGCCGCCACCCATCGCTTTGTGGTACGTCACAGCGTCAAGCGTTGGAAACGCAAGCGGCGGGTTGAGTTGTTCCGGCTGGTAAGACGACGTGCGCAGCCCGCTGATGGTTGCCAACCGTGTTTGCAGACCCGTGGCAACCTGCGACACGGTTGCGGGCATTACGCCACCGCCATGATGCGGTACTGGTTCAACATGTCACGCACGTCGGGGTCAACTGCACGCACTTGGATTGCCATGTCGTTGAACCCCACAATGCCTAGTGCAGCGTTGTAGCGGGCAAAGCCGCGCATGGCGAGCAGCACGGTCGCTTCACGCACGTCGTCAGGCACAGCATTCCAACCCCACTGCGCTGTGACCTGAATGAGCGGCTGCTCAGGTATCGCTTGCGACGGAAACGTCTTGCCGCCTATTGCAACAATGCGACGGTACGGTCGTGAGTCAAGCGCTGCATTGAGCGGTTCTAGTTGGTAGTCAACGCCCTGCGTCCACGTCGTTTCAAACGTGCCATCACCGTCGTCATCGGTTTGCACGGTCACGCTGGTGTTCGCAATGTCCTGCACTGGCACGTTGTAGTAGTTGAACGGATACAACTTGATTGCGGTTTGTGCAGTCTTGTAGAACCAACGTCCGCAGTATGCGTCAGCACGTCGTGACGCTGCTTCAATGCTGCGGTCAATAAGCGCATCATCAACGTCGTCGGTGAGTCGTAGCGCCGCTTTCACCTCAGCCAATGTGCAGTAGTAGGTTGTCACGGTTTGCGCCTGCGTGCCTTGGGTTGCACTGCACGCTCTACCGCTGCGTCAAGTGCTGCAGTTTCACGCTGGTGTCCAAGCGCAGCAAGCGCTGCGTCAACTGCTTTGATGCGTGCAGGCAAGTTGCGGCGCACGTAGCCCGCACGCTCAATCAGCAGTGCCGCAATGATGGTGTCGTTGTTGGTCGTCATGTCCGCTCCTGGCGGTAGCGCAGGGGGAGCAGCGCTACCGCCAGAACTCTAGACGTTAGAACGTCGGGGTGACTAGACCCGTGCCGTTGATTTGCGCCCAAGCGTTTGGATAGCGGTTCGCTGTGGTTGCGATGTAGCCGTACACAATCATCGTGACGTCCAACTCCGCAGCCTTCGGCTGCTCAAAGCGCAGCGCAACGGGGTCGCCGCCGCCGTTCTCAAACAGGTGCAACTCCTGCAGGTTGCCGACGTAGATGGTGTCTTGGTTCGTGCCCTCGCCCTTGTTCGTCGCAACATTGGCGTCGGTGATGACGGGCAAGCCCATGATGGTGTAGCCGCTGTTGCCGTACTGCACTGCACCAGCACCATTCGCCACGCTGTTGAAGTTCGGCGCTGGCAGAGCAAGCGGTCGGTTCTGACCGTCAAGCGCCGCCAAGATGAAGGCAAGACGTCGCGGGTGCATCACAATCACGTTCGGCCCTGCGAAGTACGTCGTTTGCACCTTCTGGACTGCATCAGCCAACTTTGGATACAGTTCTGGCACTGTCGGACTTCCGTCGGTGTACGTGACCGCTTGACCAGCAGACGAGAACAGTTCCGCAACCACAAGGTCATCAACCTTCGTGTGGTATGCAGCAGCAAGGTCTGCCATGACCAGCGAGTCAATGTTCGTGCCACGCTCAATCGCTTGACGCGACACGTTCTGCTGACCCGCAACGGTCACGACCGAAATGTCCAACTTGGTGTCGTCCATGTTCGTCTCTTGCACGGCTGCGCCTTCGCTTTGCGTTGCAACGGCTGTTCCAGTCGTCACCTTGCTGATGCTCAGCGTCAAGCCCTCTGCGGGCAACTGGTGCTTTCGGCATGCGTCGGCGAGTGGTCGTCCTGCACGTGCCAATGGCGCGACAAGGTTGGTGAGAAACTGCGGAACAATCAAGCCAGCGAAGTTGGTGCTGGTGACGTCACGACGCTCAACCTGCTCCTCGCGCATGTGGCGGGCAAGGCGCTCCTGTGCTGCGTAGTCGTTGTTGAACTGCGCACGGTAGGCGTCAGTCACGAATGAGTGCGTGCTGCGCTCGCTGTAGGTGCGTGGCTCGGACTTGACTGTTGCAAGTCCGTGCTCCTTGCGCACCGCTTTGGCGGCTGCGTTGCGTGCTTCGAGGTCTTGGTGACGTGCAATCTGGTCGTCAAGCGACTTGGCTTGCGCAAGTGCGTCAGCAACTTTGGCGTCTTCGTCGGTGGTAAGGTCACGTGACTCCGTTTGTGCGGCGTCCACGATTGTTTGTGCGTCGGCAAGCAGTACGTTGCGGCGCTCAATGAGTGTGTCGGACATGTTCATGGGTTTGCTCCTGTTGTGGTTGGTTGTTTGCCCAAGTGTTCTACACAGTGCCACGTGGCGGCTGCTGAACGGCTTGCCGTTGGCGTTGGATTGCTAACTGTGCCCGCCGCAACGCCAGCGACGGTGCTTTCACGATAGACGGGGTTGTGCTATTTGCGACGTCAGTTGCAGCGGTTGCGTTGCGCAGTGCAACCATTGTCTGCTCGTAGGCAGGGAACGTCACAACGGACACGTCATACAGGCGTACCTCACGCAGTTCACGGGTGCGGCGGTCGTCGCTCCAAGCGTCCTTGATTGTTTCAAAGGCGAAACTCATTTGGTTTATGTCGCCGCGTCGCATGGCGCTAAGTAGTTTGGCTGCGTCGGGGTTGGTGTCGTCCAGCGCTGCTTCTATGCGCAACCCCGTGTCGTCCTCCGCCAACTTGAGCGTGCCGGACTTGGTGCGTGCAAGCGGCACACCCTCATGGTCTATTAGCAGCCGCACGTCAGCACGGTCGTTGATGGTCTTGCTGAACGCACCACGCCGCACAAACTCCGTCCAAGGCAACGGTTCGCTGGGGCTGTCAAAGACTGCTGCATAACCAACCAGCGTCTTGCCATCACCGTCCGCACGCAGTTCCAAGTTGCTGTAGGCGATGCTGCGCTTGTCACCGTGTGCAACAACCCAATGACGTGCGTTGTCCTCCTCGTCATCGTCATAGTCGTAAGACGCAACACCCCGTGCCTCCCACGACTCGCACACCATGTCCGCCTTGCAACCTGCGTCGTAGCGGTTGCAGTACGAGCGCTCGCTGTCAAAGTATTGGCACGTGCCACAGGACTGTCCTTCGGTGGTTGCGGGGCGATAACTGTCGGGCAGCACACGCAAATCGCTTACGTCTAGTTCGGGGCGTTCGGTGTCGTCCATGTAATCCTCTGCGTCAGTAGTAGCACGGTCTGTTCCACTGCTTGCGTGCTTGGGGTGCGAACTGTGCAGCAGGTCGTTGTCGCCAACGTACTTTGGGTTCTTTGGTGCACCAGTGCGTGCCAAGTACAAGAACGCATTGACTCTTGCCATTGCCCACTGTGCACGGGTCATGCCGGGGCGGTGTGACGTGCTGAACGCACCAGCACCACGCCGCCACACCGCACGCAGAGCGGACACCCGTACACGTGTCCACGCAGGCTTGTCGTCCTTTGCCATTGCTGCGTTGTGGTCGTCCGCTTTGGTTTGTAGCGCCTCATCTGTTGCAGCGCTCAGGTCAATGTCGCCGCCTTGGTCTGCTGCGCTACCTGCTGGGTTGTCGTCGCTGCCAGTGATTTGGTCTTTGGGTGGTGCTGGTGCGTCCGCACGCTGCTCTGCGTCTAGTTGCGCAACGACGCTCTCTGCGTATTCCATTGTGCGGCGGGCTGCGCTGCGTGTTGCACCGCTGCCCCACAACAAATGAGCGACCACACCCGGAGTGATTTCGTCACCCTGCACTGCGTCAAAGTCAACTAGGTGGCGTGCAATCCATGGTGCAATCTTGCGCCATTTGGCTTCGGTGACTGTGCCAGCAGCCATCTTGCGTGCGTCCTCCACAGTTTGCGGCACAATACCGTCTCCCGACTTGCCCTGCTCATGTAGTTCAACGCCGCGACGTGCGTTGTTGCGCATGTAGTCGGGTGGCGACAAGTTCACTGCACGTTGTTCGTTGCGGGTGTCCAGTTCGCCCATCGCTTCTCCGTCCGTGTTGATTGCTGCTGCAACCATGTGGTCTATTGCGTCTTGTTTGCTGGTGTGGCAACCGAGCGTCTCGAGCGCACCGTCGTCCTTCTTTAGAACCATTGCCCACCCAGCACAGTCGGGTTGTTCGTCGCTGATGTAGTACGGCATGTCAAACGGGTCGCTCCGCATCGCTGCCCAGCGGTGGTAGGTCTGCAGTGCCCGCCATTGGTGCACCTGGCAGGTTGAGCACAAACTTGTCGCCACCGTCGTACGGTTCACGACCCTCAATGTGGCGTGCTTCGTTTGCGGTAAGCGTGCCAGAGGCAATCTGCACCTGCTGCGCACGCACACGTGTGGTCAGGTCGGCACGCATTAGTTCGTCAGCATTGAACCGCACCATCATGCCCATTGGCAGCATTTCACTAAGAGCGCACTCCAAGCGGCGCATGTAGGGCAACAGCGTGTGCCTTACAAACGACGCACCCGCACTTTCAATGTTCTGATACGTTTGCGAGTCGCCGCCAGTGCCAAGGATTAGGTGCAGCGGTATGCGGTAAGCACGTGCAATGTCTCGCACAATCGCCTCGCGGTGCGCCATTGTGTCCATGTCGGCTGCGCTCGCTTGCACCGACTTCCACTTCAAACCACCCGCAAGAACTGCTGGCTTGCGTGTCTTGTAGTGCATGTCCGTCCACGTGTCACGCAGCACTTGCGCTTGGTCGGGTGTTAGTTGTTGGTCTGTTTCAAGCACGCTGCTGGGCGTTGCACCGTCGCCGTAGAACGCTGCGAGAAAGCGGTTGATTGAAATGTCCGTGCCAATGATGTTTCGCAGTGCGTCCATTGGTGCAACGCCACGCTCGTATCCCGGCAAGCGCATCCAGTCAACTTGTCGCAGCGTGCGGGTGTCCAGCGGGTCTTTGTTGTTGCCAACCAAGTAGTGCATCGTGCCGTCGTCGGTGTGCACGTGCTTGACGCTTTGCGGGTTGATGTTGCGCAACTCGAGCGGGATACCTTGTGCGTCGCAGGGTGCGTAGATAAACACCACACCGTGCAACGCAAGTGTTGCTACTGCTTGGTGCACGAAGTCAAACTGCATTTGTGTGTCGTTCGGTCGGCGCAACCAGTCAGGTGTGCGCAAGCGGCGTTGCCGCCCGTTGTCCAACTCCTCGTAAAGTTCCAGCGGCATTGTTGCAACCGAGTCGGCAAGCAGCGTCACAGCGGACACCATTGCTGCAGACGCAAAGACGTTGATTTCATTTATGACCTCACCGGAGTAGTTCTGGAACAGCGGTCGTGCTGTTATTTGGTACGGGTCAATGTTGGTTGGCAATGCCCGTTGCTCTTTGCGCACCCATCTCAGCGGCATGACGTCACCATACCTGCTCAACACTAGGCAACACTGTGCCAGTCGCTTTGCGTGTCGCACGGTCTAGCGCCATGCACATTGCGATTGCTGCGTCAATCTTGCGGCGTGATTTGCCTTTGGACAGTCGCCACCCGTTGTCCGTCATGCGTTGCGCAGCGCTCATCACTTGGTCAGTGAACATAGGTTGCCCGTCGTGCAGCACTTTGCCGCTCACAATGAGGTCGTACGCCGCACCGCATGCCGGAACCATGCGCTGCGGCGACTGCGGAAACTCCACCATCGGCAACCCGTCGTCATACAGCGCTTCAGCGCTGCGTTGAAAGAACGCTGGGTCATACGCAAACTCCTGCACGTTCAGCGTGTTGTGCAGTGTGCGCAAATGTTGCTCAACGTCTGCAACTTCTAGCGGCGCAACGTCGGGATGCCAAATGCGTGCCTGCACTGCGATGCGGTCGCTTTGCGGTTGTGCAACTACCACCGCAATGCTGTCGTGCTTCAGCGCCATGTCTATGCCAACCCAGCACGGGAGGTCGGTGTCCAACGTGACCGTGCCAAGCAGACGCTCCCACGCACCTACGGGCAGCCACGACTCTTGTGTGCGCACCCACTGGTTCAAGCGGTAGCGGCGGAACGCCATCTCGCTGGTTTGGCGCACTGCGACCGTCATGTCCTGTGCGTCCAGCAAACCGAGCGCAAGGTTTGGGTTGGCACGCCGCCATTGTTTGCGGTCGTCAATGCTGCAATCAGTTGCAGCCTCCCACCAGTAGAAACCAAACGTGTCGTCTTTGACGTCGCCCGCTGCAACCGACTTGCCGTAGTTGTACAGACGTCCACACAGGGAGTCCAAGTCGTAGCCCGCTGTGGTGATGCCAACCACCAGCGGGTCAACACGTGCGCCGCTGCCCAGCGTTAGCGCATCCCACAGGTCGTCATTGGGTTGCACGTGCAACTCGTCAAAGATAACCAGCGACGGGTTGAGTCCTTGCTGCATCTTGCCATCGCTGGACAACACCCGATACACCGCACCGTAGCGGGGCACTTCTATTGCGTCACGATAAACCTTGCACTCTTGCGACAACAGCGGTGACGCAAGGATTTGCTTCTTTGCTTCACCGAACACAATGCGACCCTGCTGTCGGTCGCCTGCTGCGCTGTACACCTCTGCACCCGACTCACCAGCGAACAACCCATACAACGCAAGAGCGCTGCCCATAAGTGACTTGCCCTGCTTGCGTGGCAAACCAACGAGCGCACGCCTGAACCGCAACCGTCCGTCACTCCTGCGTTCAAGCAGCCCGTTCAACAACCAGCGCTGCCACGACGTAAAGCGCAACGGTTCACCCGCACGCACGCCCTTGTTCAACGTCAACCACTGTTCAGCAAACTGTGCAACCAACGCACCGTCAGTCATGTTGCTGGTGCGCTCAACGTAGTACGTCGGCGTCCACGCTTTAGTTCGCTTGGCGTCTTGCTGCAACTTGGTCACGGAACTCCTGCAGGCTGTCGGTATTTGTTTGTGTCATACCAAGTCGTGCACGGTCAGTCGGGGTGAAGCCCAACTGTGCCAAGTTGGTTGCAATCTGTTTCTCCAGTGCACGTAGCGCTGCACGCTCCCTCCAGTCCAAACCGATACGGAACATGCGGTCACGCAACAGCGTGCGCTCGTCGGTTTGCTCGCACACCAACATCACCAACTCCACGTCCATGTCGCGGCGCAACCAAGGCGACGCAGCATCCCAAATCAAACGCCACAACTGCATACCTGCACCAGCGGTTCCGCTTGCATTGCGCATCAACGGTCGGTGTGGTTCAGGAGCAGCCGTAGTAGTAGCAGGTGGCGTAGGCAAGACGGTCAGTGTTGGCAACTTGCGACCTCCGGGGTTGCCCAGCCGACGCTTGCGCTCCACAGGTTTGGGCGGGCGACCGACTGCCATTTGCGTTCACGGTATCACAAACAGACAAACAAGCGGCGGGTGGTTGCGCTGCTTGCACAGACGTCGTGCAGACGTCTGGACAAAGCGCGACAAGGTTGCAGCGCTTGCGCAGACGTCACAACCAAACCGACTACACCAAACCAGTTCGTTTCGCTGTCGCATGCGCCACGA